TTACAGCTATTCCCCCCATCGATTAAGTGGTATATCTGCCCAGTTAACGATTTGATCTTAGCACTTGGAAAATAGGTCTGCGCTGCACTCGTCGCCCTGCAAACATCACGGATTAAGAAATCACCGGATAATCCATACTTTTTATAATCCGTATTAGTGAAAAACTTGGTATTCCTGTTTACCAGATCAACAGCCGGGATTAAAACAATATTGAATAGCTCACTTAGCCGTGTATCGCTTAAATACTTCTTCAGACAATCTTCTAATCCTTTAGGAGAGTATTTAGCACCGTGGACATACGAGCGTAAGGTACGCCACCAAACAGGATTAAAAATTGTTGCTGCGCTCTGTGTGTATAGATCCGCACAATCCTGGGCGGTGTATTTTTTAGGATGGGTGAGTAATGCTGTGAGAAGTCCCCCGGTCGATGTTCCTGCTATCATTTGAAAATGATCGGCTATGCGACCGTTGAGACGCTTTTCGAGGGCGATAAGGACTTGGCATGTAGCTGCGGCGCGAAGCCCTCCACCGTCAATACAGATTATTGAATTGGGTTTCATTTTTTCTCCCATTTAAAGTTTTTAATAAAGAAGTGCCGGGGTTGGGACTCTCACCCTGTAACAGATTTGCGCATCCGAGACCCGACACTTCTTCCTTTGCGGCACTTTCTCCGCCCGTCATATCCTTACCCACCAACAAACCTTTTTGCCGTCTATGATACGGCGTTCTGTACGTTTGGGGTGGGTGCAGGCGTTGCAGGTGCATTAGCTGCCAAATCAGCCTTGTAGTCAATGTAAGCTTGTTCTATAGCCGTTACCCATGCCGCAAAATTAGTAGTACCATTAGTAATATTAGCCTGTATCAGCCCATAAATTTGAGCCGCCAATACCGTGTATAGCTTAGAGTTATTACTCGTCACATTAAACGATGCCATAATATTATTCTCAAAAGCTAAAATATCGGCAGCAGTTGGATTAGCCGGAAGTCCCTGAATACTTAATTCAACTGCCAGTATCTTTGGTATTTCTTGGTTGATTAGATTTGCAATATTAGTCGGTATCTGCGTCCCGGTGATCGTGTCGGCAATGTTCTCTAAAAATTCCGTGACCGGATTAGCCAAAAGCGTTTTTACTGTTTCTGTGATGACGAAAGCTACGTGTGCAGCAGATTGAATGTGATTAATAAACTTGGTAGTAAACCAAGTCCATGCCTTAATAAATGGTGCGAAAATGCTCATGATTAATTGTTTTTAAATTTGTTAAATATTTGTTGACCTGTTAATTTTTTTATTTTAAAATAATATTCAAATGTACTATAAGGGATATTAACCATTTCGCACAATTCCAAAGACTTAATAATAGAGCCATTGACTTCCAGAATTATAGTACGCCTTGTATTTAAACTTTGGACTTTAGAAGTAACCCATACACAGTTTGAAGGCTCATAATTACCATTTACATCAAGTCTTTCTATGGAATGTTTGGGACTTGGCGCTCTACCCATATCCGACAAGAAGTTTTCGTAACTATATTTCCACCTTTCACAAACACATATCCCTCTATTGCCATAATTAAGCCAATTAGTGTCTTTTGGATTACTACATCTGCTTTTCATTAAAGCCCATGTCCTGTATTCTTTAGTTCTCTTCCCTTTTATAGAATCGCCATGTTTTATTCTACTTTCATCACGATTACATCCACAAGATAATACTGCGCCCCGTCTTAATGCAACTCCATGAGCTACAAAATTATTACCACAGTCACATATACAATTATAAAATAGTCCAGTTGTATATTTAGTGGGGTTATCGCAAATAGAAATAACGGTTAATTTTCCGTATTTATTTCCGGTTTCATTTTTAACAGTAGCCATATCAAATAAACCCGAACACATAGAAGGCTTATCAACACCAATCCGAAGAAAAGAATTGCAACTATGTGCCGGGATATTTTTAGTTAATGTATTTATTGATTGCATGATTGATGTTAATAAGCTAATGCAATATAGTAAAAAGCTTTGATACTCTATTAATTAATTTGTTTTCTTAGGTTCTGCCTTAACCGGATGTAGTTCAAGGTATCTTTTTTTCACCAGGGAGTCAATTCTCATAACAGCCTTATGCAACTGGTTATATTGCGAAGTGCTAATCCGATCACTATTCCCGGCACATTGATCTAACTGCCCCATGAGGTTGTCGATCAGGATTGCATCGGGTTCTTTAAAGCGATAAGTGGTGGTGTCCTTCGTTTGGGCAAAAAGTGAAGTACTAATAAGTACTAAAATAGTTAAAATTAGTAGTTGTTTCATTTGCTATTTGAGCTAAAGGTTATAAAATTATTAGTGTTTTTTATTGTGTCTTGGTTATCTATGCCAGTCCATTTTAACTGTTTACAATTGAATTTTTCAGTGTAAACATACATTTCACCGGACTTAATTTCTTTTAAATACCAAATATGGAAGTCCTTTAGTTTTAGAGGATATACCCACTTGGATATATTTAACTTCATCTGATCGAATGAAATTGCACCGTGAATTTTGACAGTAGTTTGAGACGTACTAACGCACCCATTATTCAAACTGAAGCGACAACCATATTCAAAATAGCGAATGCCATCTTTCGTTTGCCCCGCACACCATATTGCAGATGTGAGGAGGAGGGTTGTAAAAAGGGTTTTCATTTTAATATCCTTTCGGCAGCTTCTAATGCTGCAATATTAACCAATAAAGTAAAACAAGTTTCCTGAGCTTCAGCCCAATCATATCTATCAACCTCCTGCTTTAATGTTTCGACTGTATGTTGTAGGCTTAATTTAACCTTGTCGATACTATCCGTTATTTGCTTTTCTGTTTTCATTTCCTATTTTCTAAAATTACCAATACAACATAAAATATAAACATTCCTGTGACTATTAATGCGGGGATGTTGTCTTTTTTAAACATGGGGAGGTAAATCGTCAAAATATTTCCAATGTGTAATATTTAAATCAGTTGGTCTTGGTTGAGCATATTCATACCATTTTCCGTCCTCATAGGTGTGAGGCAATATATGATGCTTACCATTTACAAGCACCCTGTACCACCATTCATTTTCCGGCAACCTATCTTTCACATCCACCCATCCCGATTGAGCCTGTTGGCCTAATTGCCATTGGGCACCAAATTTGGCACCTGATATATACAATTCTCTATCATTCGCATACATTCCTGTTCCTGTAAGTTTAATGATTGCTGCTTCTTCAACTGTTTGTACCTCCTTCACCTCATACCCTCTTTCAGTATCACGTAACGGGTTTTCGCTTGGTTGCCAGTCTGAACCGTCTTTTCTACGTTGGTAGTGTTTCATAGTTTACTTCTTTACGGCTTCAAGGGATATTTTTAAAGCAATTGACATAGATGGTCTTGCTTGATAATCTAAGGTTTGACCAACGCCTGGCATGTTGTTATTATATCAGTCCGCTTGGTAACATTCTGCATCGTATTCTTCTTGAAGCATATCAGCAATCTTCTCCAACGCCTCCCTCAACCTCTTTATCTCTTCATCCTTTGAGGCGGTGGATTCCAACATAATGTCAGCTATATCTGCATAACAAGACGGTTCTTTATCAGCCAACATATTGACTATTTTGATATGTTCATCGGATAATGAACCCTTTAATTCATCGCTATATTGAACTTTATCAGTAAGCTCCTCAGTCGTTAATAATGGGGCGGGATGATCTGCTTTCTCCTCTTTTGGAGTTAATCTGTAAATTTGGCGGGTATGATGTGTCCTATCATAATCCTGACCATTTGTATCATTCCAATCTTTTCTTACTGGATGCTCATATTGTTTTACCAACACCGCCTCCACAACCTCACCTTTGCTGTCCTGGAGTTCGGGGCAGGGATAGCTTTGCGGCCAATAATCAGGGTTTGAGTGAAATGATTCTCTACCCATTCCTGCACTTACTATAATTTTTTTAGTTTCCATTGGTTAATCAATTTTATTGAATAAATGAAGATTGTTTTTCAATTCAGTTACATCTATTGTTTTACAATTATCTAATTCTGGGCAAAAGTTACTATGTATCCTACTCCAACAATTTTCACACCTATAAAACACTCTAAAAACAGTTTTATTTATCTTATTAATAAACTTTCTCGTTCTGTATTTATGAGCATTGGCCCCACAATGGCATTCTTTTATAATAGGCAAATCGGGCTTTTCCATTCCTTTTATTTGTTAGGTGAAAGAGGGGTTAATTCACTATGCTTAGTAATCCAAGCAGAAGTGTCGATTATTGCCGTATCCGAAATAGGCTGCATTATCAACCAACTATCAGAGTCGGCAGGCCGTTGCCATACTTTGCCTTTCCTTTTCTCACACCCTATAATGATGATTAGCAGGGAGGCTATGATATAGGGTAGCGTGGTTAGGAATGAGAATTTTGGTTTCATATTTATATAATATTTTCAACTGTTAATCTATTAAAACATGGCTTAGATATATTAATAATCTCTTTGCCGTTAGTGATATACACAATGTCATAATCCCGATGAGCAGTCCATCCTTTTTTTATTCGATTTACAAATCTCATATCAGATTTTTTTAATACGCTTTTCATCCCACACACCACCTCCAATGTTGCCGATTTGTGGATGTCGGATATGTTGATATTTTTCATGATTTATTCCTCCTTATTTTAGCAAGTGCATTTTTAAGATATTTGCCTTTAATTTCTTTTGATAAAATACCCATAAGGTCATGCAGGTCGCTTAACATTTCTTCGCCTATTCCGGTTTCGTCACAGTCTGTATTTGATGAAATAAAATCAATAGCCTCACTAACTGCATGAATACCTTTTGATAGGTCTTTTATTTTCATTTTGTTTTGGTTTTAAGCGGTTTGTTCATCAATTGGTTTATTTAGTCGCGTCTGATAAATAATAGGATCATCAACAACACACTCATACGGGATAAAGCATACACCTTGCATATCGCCAAAGGTAAAACCACCCGGAACACGAACGAACATTGTAAATGTATTTGGAGCAAATTGCTCAAACATTTGCATTTCAATAGGGTCAAAGTTTTCTGCTTTCATGATTATTCTGCTTCAGTTTTAATTTCCGGCTCATTATAAGGCTTTTCCATTAATTCTACCCCTTTGCGCCCCAAATCGCGGATTATAAGCAATTCCACATATTCAGAAAAACCACCACGTAGTTTTTTAATCTGTGTTTGCTGTGCAGTATAGAGCGTACTATCATCTATACTTATAGTTGTCTTAGTCATCATGGTATCAAATGTAAGTACTATTTTTCTTATTTCAAAATATAATATGAATAAAGTGTAAATAGCGTAGAAATACATTATGTGAAAATAGTTCTTGTTTTATTCAAACCAACCCCCTATCTTTGTTCCCACACCCCGAAAGATTGGAGGGGGGAAAGGAGAAAGGAAAAACGCAGCCATGACAATTGTAGGACAAGCACAAAGAGATTTGAATACCTGTTATGAAAATCTCGAAAAATTACTAACTGAACGTGAAAACTTTGACAAGATGTTAAAGTATGCGGGTAAATATGAAATCAGCATTCAGTTTTGGGGTGATAGTAATACGAATGTGTTTATTGCTAAAGATGGAATTGATTTATATGATTTTGGTGGACTTGACCCATCCGAAGCAATTGCAAAAATAGTGGAATATTTGGATAGGATTAATAAGGTTAAACAATGACTAATCTTCAAACTATACTTAATCATGCGTTAAATGGCGGTAAATTCCAATATCTAACCTATGACCATGCAAAAGCACTGGAAGAATTTAAAGGCACTAAACAATTTCAGGATATGTGCCAATATGATTTAATGCTTTGTGGATCAGGCAAGCCAAAGGTTAACAAGCATGACATACCTAAAGAAATTAGGGACAATTATCCATTATGGCGTAATGGCAAGATAAGGAATGTTGAATTTAACCCAGAAGGTGAAATTAAACGTATTAAAATAGGTGCTAAATTTTCATTAAACTTTTATGAAAATGATATTGATAAACTTAAACTGATATAAACCATGACAATGTTTCAAAAATTAGATGAACTTAATCGGTTGGATGCCGAACAAGGGGGCAAAAGAGTTATTTTATGCCCTGATATTATTGATGTTAATTCAGGGAAGAAAAACGGAACCGTAAGGGTTGGTGTACCTACAGAAGTAGCACAAGAACTGATAAATGGTATGGTATTCGGACGCGGTAGCAAGAAAGCCGTTCTTATGATAATCGATATGGACGAATTTAACAAAATCCTAACACCCCTTTCACCCCCGGTCAGGAAGAAAATTAAATAAAATAAAATGGAATGCACAAAAGATCAACCCGGTTCTTACTCGGCTATGCTTAAAGAGCTTGCTAAATTGGATAATACTGTACCAACAAAGCGGGTGACTTATCCAAGTATAGAAGTGGCAAGGAAGCATGTAAAAGGTGTATGGGTTAAATTCACTGATATGATATTTTCAATTAACCATCAGGAGATTTATTGTACTGGCGTAGAAATGAAACAAGGCGTTAAAACATTGATATTTACTAATTTTGAAATGCCTGTTTCGGAATACACTAAACCAGTTTCAACAATAGTTAGTAAGTCCATGAAAGATTATATTACTCAGCCTAAAAAAGCAGGTAGTTACAAAAACTGCGAAGGTGGCGGCTGGTATTCTATGGCTAACCTTTACGAACTTAATGGTAAATTTTATACCGATGCTTATTAAGCCCCTCACCCGCAAAAAAGAAAAGAAGAGATGAACCTTAAAGGGACTCTATTCGAAATTTTATAAACTCTTGTCCTTTTTTGACAATAACTTTTTTGATAGTGGCATCCATGATATTTCGATCGTTGAAGCCATACTTTTTTTGGAGTATATCGGTAATTAATTTTACAGGGTTGTCAAAATCACTATTGGTACTCATGCCAAATTCGTAATAGACGCGTAATAAGCCCTCAGGAACGACTAAATCATTTGGGAGTAGTAAAGATACCGCTTCGGTGTATTTCTTATACTGAGGCGTTTTAAATCGCTTTCCTGCCCATGCCCCATTGACTGACATAGGCTTAATATTAATAGTTGTGCAATCCTGTGACTTTTTGTAATTGAGATAATCTATAAACTGTTGCTCAACTATCTCCTCTCTTTCCTTTCGACTACTTTCAAACAGAACAATATCATCAAAGGTTGGAATTTCAATAATTGAAGTGCAATGAATATCGCCCCTATCTTCGGTAATTACTTTAACTTTTTTACCCATATAGGTTTCAAACTTCTCCACCTTTCCTTTACTCACCAAAGACTTGACAGGTACAAGTTTTCCGTCCTGCTCAATGAAGCCTTTCTTATTCCAGTCGTTTAGTTCGCTCATATCGTTTTACTTAATCTGCTAATGCAAAATCCTTTTTCTATAGCTGCTGCGGGATGCTCATTAATCCAAGTATGACAGTTACGACACAATGGCAAAAAATAACGTTCATCCAAAAGATACTCTCCGCGACCGCGAACGTGATGTAAATCTGTTGCTACAAAAGTGCAGTTGGTCAGCGCTGCTTCACATACTGGCCTATTCTTCAAAAACACCTTTCTTTGAGCCGCGTAGTCAGCTAATAACCTTTGCTGTCGGGTACTTACCTGCTTAATGGCTTTAGTGCTGTAGACGGGCTTATTTAATGCTTTACGGGTTATTGGCTTTCCATACTCCTGTTTCCAGTGCATTTGGCACAGTCCTTTGCTGAATACCGGGTTGTTACAGTCTTGGTGGCTACAGGTTTTCATGGCTCATTATAAATGTTAATACGTTTCGACCCTTTATTATTCACTATCATGACAGTGTATCCCTTGGCATCTTGAGTGCCAATTCCACTAATTGAAAAGTCTTTAAAAGCCCAACTGTTACCTATCACTTCTACTTCTAAGGATCGTATAGCCATTTGCATAGCTATACTCATACTACAGTCAGATCGGTTATTTACAATTATTCTTTTTACTTCCATGATATTGAATTATTAGTCAGGATAAATTGAACGTAGTTTTATAATTCTATAAGTGCCGCTGTTTCGGCTTTCTTCCGATTGGCAATCATAAACCCAAGTTGAGGTTTGTTTTCCATTAAAGTTAAATAGAAATATATCACCTGAAGCAATATCTACATCGACCGGAAGAATGTAATACTTTTCTTTTTCAGAAAGGTAGTATTGAAATTCATCTTTAGAATGAAGGTCTATTTCAAATGTTTTACTAAATCTTCTCATACTATTGAACTATTAAAGGTTGTAAGCAGTGCTGAGATAAAATCTTCTCTATTTCACTTATTTGATTATAGCGTATCCTAACCATTTTTATATTTCTGTTATAGCAATATTGGTTCTTGATAATATCACGGGCTTGTCGTGCCTTTAAACTATCCTTGCCATTTGCGTCAAATTTTTTACTTTTCTTAAAATGTTGTTTACCGTCAAACTCAATACAGATTCTTAAATCTATCAAATAAAAATCCATTCTTAAATTCTGTAACGTCAATGGGTTTATTAAATCTTTAAATTGCTTCTCAGCTATAAATTTTATATTATGTTTTCGCAACCAATCAGCAATAATGCTTTCTCCAAATGAAATATACCTTATTGGCTTTGCTTTTTTAGGCTTTCTTATTTTAGTGGGTGTTTCTACAAATTGATCTAAAGAAACATGATTTGGTTTAAACTTTCGATTAGGTACAGCAAAATTAATTTTATTTATAACCCTCGGTGGTTCTTTTTTTCTAATTTCCTGTCGATTTTTCTCTCTCGCTAACCTTTTTAATTCATCCTTTCTATTTATTTTAAGTCGATTCATATTTTATTTTGACATTTCATAAATCTTTTTTCTAAAAGTAAAAGACCGGGTGTATTTACGTTTCTTACTCTCTTTAACAGCTTCATTTGGTCGCCACGATCCTTTAGCTAATGCTTGCAGGTAAGCAAAGTTACCACTGGGTGTATCTTCTCTCATGAGCCACTGTAAATAAGTATAATGGTCGTAACTCAACGTACACGCTCTAATTGCATCCATTTAATCCCCTTGCGCCAAAAACTAATCAGGTGCTTCGGGTCGTCATCAAACTTTGGTGGGTTGAGGGTTAATTTACCATCCTCGCCATATCTCGTGGATTCTGTTATATCCGGGGCAACATATGCTTTTTTTAATACATTTTTCATAATTAATATCTTTTTTTGGTTATAGAAAAATCAATCCCATTAAAACTTAATCCAAATGTACCATCGTGTCCAACTAATCCCGGATCAATGCGATTAATCCACTCTTCAACAAATTCTTCAAAATCTTCGCGTTTTAATTCCAAATGAACAAGTGCATTTTCAACTCTCAATCCATTACAATCGATTTCAGTTATTGAATTGGCTAATTGTTCTATACGTTGAATTTGTTTCATAATTTTTTTGTTTTTAAAAACTATCGGCTCACTCTCGCAGTTTACCGATAGTACCTAACCTATCACAATTAACTGTTGAGTAACAGTCGGTGGTGTAGCAGGATTCGAACCTGCATTTTCCTTATATATTTGCTACTTTAGTGTCTAACCAATTCCACCATACACCACACCTTCTTTAATGGGAGAGCGCGCACCGTAACTCCTTATTATCCCTTTAACAATTTAAGCATCACACTTTAAATGATGAATTAATGAACGCGCTCTTTTATTTTAATCAGCCAATACTGATTTTATATCCCATCGTACCACTGCGTCCTGGTTCGTAAATGGTCTGTATGTCAAAATCCTTACCCACAACTTCCAGTTTACCCTTAATTGTTTTCAGGAACTTTTCGTGTTCTTCCAGTTCTTTTTTAGCGGCATCAGCCTTTGTTTTCAGGTCAGTCCATTTATCAGATTGGCAAACAGTATAATCGTATTTTACCCCAAGTTCAGAGGCTTCCACTTTGCAGCCGTGTACCTCGTAGGGTTGCCCTTTAGTGGCGTACTGTTTAGAATATGCAAATTCTTTGACATTATCGTCAATAGCTTTAAAAAAGGCTGCCCCTTTCTTGGCGTAAATAAGCACGTCTAAGGCATCTTTGTTCCCGTCCCTTACTTCCTGTACTATGGAACGTGCAATCGTCTCTATGGTCGCCATATCCATTTTAAGGAGGTTATTACCGCTTATGGTTAATCCATATGAAATGGGTGCGCTTTGTTGCGGGTAATTTTCACTATCCCGTTGTTCCTGTTGCATATCCATGTATGCTTCCTTACTTTTGCTCATAATTTTGCGTTTTTGGTTGGTATTTGCATAAACTCTGAAATGTCAGTTTTTTGAAATGAATTATGTTCGTGTCCCGGTGTTGGTTCGCCTAATTTTACCTTTAGTTCAGCTAACTCAATGTTTAACTGATTAAGTTTATTTTTGGCTGATTGTAAACAGTTTGAATAATATGAAATATCATATTCAGTATCCTTGATGGTTTTTTCGATTGTACTTATAATAAGTTCCATTGCTTTTGTGGTTAATAATGCCCCGGCACAATTTACCGGGGCGGTGTGTAATCAGTTAATGTATTGAGATGTTAAAATTCTAAAACGGCAGAGGCTCTCCATCTGAATCAGTTACAACATCAAATGGAAGTCCGGTATTTTCATCAACAAAGTTGTTATTGTCTTTGTTAATCATTACCTGATACTCCTGCGACGTTTTCATCTTGTCAGTAATGAAAGTGGGCAGTTTTTCAAACTTGGCCTGATCCCATGTATCATACGATAATATGAATGTCGGGTTAACTTGTGGTGGGCATGTCATCCCTTTAACCACAGGTACAACTCCGCTGATTTCATCATACAGTTTTGTTGCATCTGCTTTACTGGCTTTATGGGTAATGTTTAACATGCAAGGGATGCCAATAAGTTTGGTAATATCAAAACTCTTTGCTTCTTCTTCGGTGAAGGCTTTGCCCCTCCATGAGGTTAGCATAGCCCGTAGGTTAGCTTTGTCGGCCATTGACAAAGTGTACTCTTTTTCAATAACTAATGGTTGTGGCCCCTTGGCCTCGTCAAATACTTTGGTTAGCAGGGGCATTTCCCAGCCGATTCGTACTTTTTGCAAAGTTTTTGTTTTCCCTAAAATATTTTCCTGTACAGTTCCAATCTGTACCATGTAGTAGCATCGGGCTATGTGTAATCCCGGTTCTGTCAATTCTCTTGGAGCTGAATTGCTTGTTGCGTTAATCGCCATTGCTTGTTTCTCCTTTTTAATTTATTTATTAATGATCTGTTAATTCTTTAATACGATAATGTGTTTTAATCGGTCTGTCTTTTTTATCCAGTGCGAAGTATTGCTTTAAAAAGCCTTCGCTTATTTGAGGCACATTATAAGCCTTACTAGATGATGCTTCAATTTTACGTTGTCTGATACCGTTCTTTGGACTTATTGCCTTCTGCACCCTTATAAAGGGCTGTAGTGCCATATCTATATAGTAATCCCCTGCCTCAATAGGTCTTTCCGAGCAAAAGTAAAGCATCTCCTCACTTTCGGGTGTTTGCCGGAAACAGACTATGGTTACGGGTATATTCATGGCGCAGGTGGTAAATATTTAGTTTTATCCACAGGTATAATTTTGAATTTAGCCTTTATTGTTTTCTCAACTTTATCTATTTCTTGTCTTTTGAGGTTTAACTCTTTTAATTCGTCCCAAAATTGTTTATTTTCAAGCAAAACAATCATATACTGTTCTAGGTCATAGTCTGACAATTGCTCTTTTTTTTCACCATTTTGGATGATAAAACGACCATCTTTTCTAATGCCAATAACATTTATTACCCCGTCTTTAGCATAATATGAAAATGGAGTTTTTTCTATTTTAAACGGTTTGAATTCATGATTATCTTTTATATATTCATCAATAAATAACTTTATGGATGAATATGATTTTTTGACTGAACGGCTATCATCAATATCGCATTCAAACGTCTCTTTTTCGGTATCAAATCTTATTTCATACCCTCTGTAATTGTCTACTTCTGATTTCATGGCGCAACTAATTCGCAATCCATTCCACAGTGGGCACAATACGTTTGAAAGCCCTCTGAATAGGTGTCAGCGTGGCAACAATCACTTTTACTGTGTGCTTCATTAAAAGCTACGCTAAAGGCATCTTCTTGTTTTAATCCTGCGCCAACGAGCGAAGCATGATTGTAAATGTTACTCAATTGGTCGTTGAGTAATTTGTTTGTGGTTAATTTTAACATGGTGGTTGGTTTTTATGGGTTAAATTTTGGATTATCTCTCCTTATAATTGCTTCTAAAATTAGAATATTGACTACATTACTTTCACTTCTTTTTTCCTTTTCAGCTATTTTTGAAATGGTTTTTTTTGTATCAGGATCAACATAGACCTGTATCTTTACTTTTTGATTTTCCATGTAGTCAAATGTAGTCATGTCAAATCTATTTTGCAAGTATTTAGCAATATTTATTTTTCTTCCGTCCCTATCCAGATAGAGCGCTGAATGACGTAACGGTCTCCCAAAGCTTTTTCAAGGGCTGTGCCAAGCTCAAAGGGAGTAGTAAACTCAAGCTCAATATTAGTGCCTGTGATGTATTCGTAACGTAGTATGTACTTTTTCATCTTGCTAAAGTGTTAAGTATTACTAAAAGGGTTGCAATAGCTACATATAGCCAAACTAAGTTACTGTCTTTGTCTTGTGGATAATAATTCATGACTTTTTGATTTGAATAGAGTCAATTATTTTTCTTTTAACTTCCGCTATTATATCAGCATCAAAAGGGACATCTTCTATTTTAATAGTATTGCTACGGCTAAAAATCCGTTCAAATTGTGCCTTAGTTTTCCATCCGTGTTTTTTTGACTCGCGTGTTAAATGCGTGTAAGAGTCAACAACGGCAATTATTTTGTCATTAACATAAAACCACCATTCGTCCTTCGTTAGTTGGTCTATATTTTCGCGTATTACCTGAATTTGTGGCATGATTATTTTAATTGATAGCTGATAAATAACCTTTTACTTTTCTTAAACTCTATATCGGTAATTACTCTGGTTCTGTCCAGTAGTTCCACACATTCTATTACCTTGTACGTCCCTGTTTTAGTCAGTGCCGCTACGGTGTAACTGTGTGTGGTTTGCATTTCGTCATTAGGTTCTGTACCATTATCTTTTATGACAAGGTAAATTTCAGGCTGTTTTAAGCCCTCAGAGACAATAAACTCTTTGGATGATATATTTACTGTCCCGGTGGCTGCCTTTGCTGTGTGGCTCTTAAAATCCCCTGATTTGTCAAAGGAATAACTGTCTTTAATGTGAAATGGTCTTTGTTGTGCATGGGCTGTCAATGTGGTTAAAATTGATGCTGCCAATAGTAATTTTTTCATGTGATTAATTAAGCCAGTGATAAAACACTGTGTTGTTAATGATAAAACATTGGTATTGGTAGCGCACCCCTAATGTGAAGTGGCTGCGTGTTTGTGGGGCTGAGGTCATACTGTTGGCTTCTGCCCTCCTATAAGCCTGATTAAGGCGTGTTTCTTAGCCCGGTGTTCTTCAATATGCCCGTTGGAACTATCCCATGTTTGAAGTTCTTTAAGGCGTATTTCCTGTTGCCTTTTAGTTGGCTGTGTGATTTGATAAACACGCATCCAAGTATTTACAAGGCGCTTGAAAAAATCAGTCTCACATGCTAATGTTTCGTTAGTTTCTATTTTTAGCATCCTTTCCCAACTTTAAACAGGTTAATAAGATCGGACAACTCGGAAGACCAGTTCACACGGAAACTGATAACGGCTAAACTCACTATGAGTATAAAGCCTAAAATGTAATAAGATAAATACATGGTCATTAATTTTTAATTGAGAACCATTTCTCACCGCCTTAACCCCGAACCATGATTTAACATAGTGTCGGGGCGGCGGTTGCTACTGGGGAATGACCAGTAACCCGGTAGTTAGTTCAGATTAATTCAAATTCGTATTCATATAAAGCACATGGTATTTGATTGCCTTGTTCATCTTCAAAGTCACATAACATTTCAGGATAACATGAGTCATCATAACCACGTCCTGAATTAGATGCATGTGTAATAATTAGAGTCTTATCTCTAAATGAGTCGTAACAATCATTATCAGATATTACTTTTACTTTCTTTCCGATTAATTTTTTCATAACTGGTCATTTTATAGTTTATAATTCTGTTTACTTGCTTAATCTAATGCGTTGGCAGGTTTCATATTACCTACGTTAAACATACCTGCCTTTTCAAGCCTCTTTGTTTCTTTGTCGAAGTCAATATCAGACTGCTTGCTATTCATGTAAGACAGGTTATTATAGCTTGACTTTATTTGCTCTATAGAGGCTGAATTAAGCCTTAATGAAAAGTCATTTAAATCCTGACTAAACCACTTTGACTTTTTATCAAGTGTTTTAATAAACAACTTGATAGTTTCTGATATTAATTGTTCTCTATTCATAATATTACTTGCTTAATTCTTGTAGTTTTGCTGTTAATACTTCGCATTGTGCCCAAAGGTCTAAATAGCTGATACCTTTAGCGCCCATAGCTTCTAAGTTGCGTTCTATGAAGTTCTTTACATTACTCTTTTGAGTAAAAGCTAATTGCCTGAATACTTCATTAGCGTTATCTGTTATATCTATATTTTTACGCATATTGATTAATCTTTTTATTTAAGTTGTTAATAAAATCAGTCAAACCTAAAGACATTAAATATCCTACTGACTGACTATATATAATATTCCCGGTAATGCCTTCAAATAATTTAGATGGTAGCTTATCCCAAATAATAATATCACCATGATCGAATTTAACTACAGTATCGGTATAGGCGCAAAATTTAAGGAACTTTTCTACTTCGTTGGTTTTAGATTTATATTCCTTTACATTATATTTACCCATAAACTCATCTAACATCAACTGATCTATTATAGGCTTATCAATTAATGTTTTCTTACAATCCAAACCTATTTCATACTGATTACCTTGTTCGTCCTTTACATTAGCTATATTGACAATAGTTTTACCGCAATTATCACAACATCCTATATAATCAGCATCAAATATATTTTGCCTTGTTATAGATGTTACTATTAGTGTTTTACCTGATAAATTCATAACCTTTTCTCTTTTGGTATAATCAAAGGTATATAATGTATATGATATACACAAATTTATTTTATCATTATAACTATTTAGAATAACTAAAACCTTTACTATACTCAATTCGGTTTCACTGCTTCTATTACCTATTACTTTTTGGAATGTGTTTACTTATACTAAACAAAATTTACAAATTATCCCTTAATATACTCTATCTATTACTATTCCCAAATACACCGTTTTATAGTGGTTGTTAGGGGTGATTATCACTTAAAGTAATGACTAAACCATTAACCCATAACTTAAAGTAATAACGCTAAGTAGTACCAAGACAAACTACTGACAGGTAGTAACACCTATTAACCAATGACAACTGGTAGTAGTGATAGATCACTATCGATGGTTACTATGAAAAGTTGTAATGACAGTAACCAAAGATCAGTTCCATTAGAGCGTTACAATCTAACAGCTTATTAACTGTAAAGAAAATACTAATCGGTTTTTTAGGGTACCCCGGTTAACAGGTTTTTAATCCATTTCACCCCGTAGGGGGTTGGATTTAGGGGGGATAACCCTTGAACCATAGACAGATAGGGTATTTGTCAAATAAAACATGGTATTAGTTTGACTATATTATAATTATCCATTTTTAATGATAGATAATTATTTGGTAAGCAAATTATGTTACTTGTGATAATGGCTCAATTGTATTTTAAAATGATAGTGATAATGCGGGTAATAAATAGATAAATACATGCCCCTGAAACCTATTAGGGAGAAATACTTTAAAAAAGTGGGTTTAAAGTAGTGTTAAGGCTTATAACCTGTTTTTTTAGGGTACAGACGTTCCACTTATTATGGAAAGACGTTCCATATTATCGATATTTATTTTTACATTTGTTTGGTAGTTTAAATTACATTACTTAAATTTGTATATGCCAATAGAGACAAAGAATTTTAAACTAATTAAGTACAGGTCAGGTATAATGCATAAGGGTGATTTGAATGGAATTGATTATGTGGAATATGAGTATGAGTATATTAAGGCAAGTGTAAAGTGTACGAAGCGGTATAATAATGCATTGTGTTTACTGATGGGCATAAACGGATGCCCGCATCATTTGATAGAATGGCTGAGTGATAATATGACAGAGGGTGGGTATGTTAATAATAATAAAATCACAAGGCGTGCTTTTATAGGCTTTAATGCCAAATGGAAAAAAGAAGGGAATAAGGAGTACTCGGAACATGCGGTAATAAAGGCTTTTAAAAAGCTTACTGAGGAGGGGTTTTTAATATCAATAGATAAAGGCACTTATCAAATAAACCCACTGATGTACTTTGCCAATAGCGAGGAGGATAGGATTAGGTCAATTAAGTATATGATGGAGTTTAAGGCAGGTGTTGAGACTAAGGTTACAGTAGAAATAAACAGGAAATGACATATTATCAATTACGATCGAAATTTAAGCGTGGCTTTTTAATGTCAGAAGTAAAGGCAAGAAAAAAGGCCGAAATGGAATGTTGTCTGATGATAACTTTAAAGGATACAATTCTTAGATTTGACTATGATTGCGATATAGCCACTTATCAAAAGGAGTTAGTCAGGCAATATATGGCAGATAGAATTATCGAAAAAGCCTTTGAAATGGTCGCTAATGGCTAAATAAAAGGATTTGTACAAGTTTAACCACCAAAAACAAGTAAGGAGATGAAAGAAGAAATTGATAGTTTTGAATTGAGTAATTTATCATTGGCTGATTTGATAGCAATGACTCAACGTTGGGATATTATCCAAAATAAATTAACTGAAAAGGCAGGAAATATATTACACGATGCCGTTTATAGGGAAATAGAACGTAAAGCAATTAACTTATTCAAATGACCCACCACGAACAGATAGTAAACAGCAGGAAGTCAAACTAATTAAAAGTGATATGAAAACACGTGATTTAAAGTATCTGTCACTGTGATTTAAAATATGTAATAACCAATGTCTGATGAATTAATACTACCACCTTACATTGAGGAACGTCAGGGACTTTATTTTAATACTAAATCCAATAGATGGGTTGGTTTATATAAAATTAAGGCTGTATGTGATGAGTATTCGGAAAATATGGATAAGGGTGGTAGTGAAGTTAATGATAACGGTATAATTCATAATTTTAAAAATGGTAACATAAGGAAAGGTGAAAAAAAACATGAATTTCAAAATAGATTTGGAAAAAATAGATATATAGATAAAAATTCTTTAGAAGAAAGGTCTTTTAGCGCTGCGGCTGATATTTTATTATCAGGTACTTGTAGCGAAGAAAAAAAACCAACAAGTAAAAAAGAAAAAAAATTAAGGAATTATACTAAACCTGAAAATCATAATAGGGCTTTAGTAAATAAAAGAGGTAGGGTAGATTCAGATGTAAAAGATAATTCACGACAAATTATTCAAAAAACACTTGAGGGAATTTTTGTACAAAAATTCAATAGTATTAAACAAGCATCTAAGCAGTTTGGCGGTAAAAAAAGTGACGAAGATAAAATAAAAGCTGCTATGAGGGCTGGTAGAACACATAGAACACATGGTTATTTATGGGAATATTTTGAGGAAAGTATAAAAATGAAAAAGGAAATGCCAAGTTTAGACGACCCTAAATGGTTGAAGCATGTTATGGACATAGATGAGCGAATAGCAAAAGAAAATGCAAAATATGATGATACTTGTGAAGTAAATTTAGACAAAGCACCTTTTTTAGCCTCAGTTATTAATAATAGTCTAAAAAATAATTTAGACGAAACTAAAAATAAAATTATTTACAAAAAGAGAAAACCAAGACGTGAAAACAAACCAACTGAAATAAAATGGGACTTTGAAGAACTTGAAATAATGGCTGTTGAATATACTAAAGCGTCTGAAATTAGTAGTGAATTACTAAAAAGTGAAGAATTAGTAGATATTAGTAATTCATCTATAGTAAAATACGATGAAAAGGTTTCTGATGAAAATAACTATATTGACTGTGTAAAATTATTATGGGACATGGAAAACCATGATGGATTAAATGTAATTATATCAGAAATTTGTATAAAAGAATGGGGTGTAGATTGGATATATATCCGTGAAAATATCAGGAATGAACTTGTTCCAAAATATAGTGATATATGGTGTGAAGAAATAATGTCAATGATTTGTCATGCCTTATGGATTAAAATACCAACTGATAACAGAATAGAGTGGCTTTCTATATTTCTTAATAGAAAACCAGCTCATATAAGAGGCCTATTGGGTATTTATTATCGTGAAATGCATACAACTAGTGGTTTGTGGTATGACCATAAAAACAATGACACTTCTTGGTGGGAGTTTGCAGGTAATTTTGACTATCCTTTGGCTGATTATTTTTTGCCATATTATAAATTTGACTACACTTACAAATACAGGTAAATGCAACAGTACAACCTAACCAAAGAGGGTCATGTTTTAAATGGTAATAATATGAAAAATATTTTACAAATAGCGTGGATAACTGCTTTTATAACAAGCTTCTGCTGTATTTTTATAAGTGTAATTATAAATAATGTTACGCTATGGCATATTAGTGCATTGACTTGCGAAGCCCTTATTTTTATACTTTTATGCTTACTATTTAAAGGATAAAATGAAACGATCATTTAAAAACATAGTATTTGAAATTGAAAAGGAAATTCCTGACAAAATACTAAATAAAGCTGTAGTAATTCACACTATATGTTGCATAACAGGTCATTTAAAGTGGGCTAACGAAATAGCCAAAAAATACTTTTCATAAATGCAACAGTACAACCTAACCAAAGAGGGTCATGTTTTAAAAGGCAACAGGGCTTTATATGAGGCGCTGAAGCAACTTCCAGAGGGCAGGTGGGTAGTTACCATTGCTAAGGCTAAGAAGAAGCG